ACAAAGAAAAAGAAGGGAATCTTTGATTTAAGCCACTATTATATGCGAAACCATACAACCATCCCACTTTTGGTAGAAAGTGTATTAGAACGCATATAAATGGCCTCTACGTGCCTATTCCGTCAGTTTGTCAATCCACCGCTTGATGAGGTAGGCAAACGTCAAGATGAAAGCCAAAGCTCCCAAGTACGATTCCAAAGTCCACTTCTTGACCTTCGGCTCTTGCTTCGCCACAATCTTGGTTTGGGTGATGCGGATGGTATCAGGCTCACAAGCTGCCTCAACCACGACCTTTCGGTCGATGTACTGAAACTGCACCCGAACCTTGTCTTGGTATATCACGGTGTCCTTCATCACCTCCAGCGTGTCTATGAGGTACCTTGTTTCCGTTACAATTACCGTGTCCCTTACAATTACACTCTCGAGGATAGGTTTGGCAGAATTGCATCCACTAACTGCCGCAAGAAGTACACTCGTCAGGATTGTCAATGTTGCAAGTCGGTTGTGGCGCATTTTCTAAATCGTTGATGAAGTCCTCTAAAGAAGCCAATGGAATTTGGTTTTGACGTTAAACGAAGGGCAGGCCTTGTTTGCGTACTCGTTGTGTCCATGAAGGGATAGCTCTCCGTGTGCTGCTCGCAATGCCTGTATCAAATTAACCATCGCAACTTCTTGTGCTTCGTTCAAAGTGTCCTTCGCCTTCATCTTGGCATCACACCCACCAACGTAAACTATGCCGATGGAATCTTTGTTGTGACCGCTTGTATGCGCTCCTGCCTGTTCAATGGGTCGGCCTTCGTGTACCGAGCCATCAAGGTAGATGACGTAGTGATAGCCGATGTCTTTCCAACCCCTGTCCTTGACGTGCCATCTGCGGATGGTGTCAACGTCAAAATGCTTGCCTTCGGGAGTAGCGGTGCAGTGGAGGATGATGCGATTGAGAGTTCTCATCTTCCTTGTCCCTGATATGATTTCTTGTAGTTCTTGCTCCGCTTGTTGCTGCTTGCGCTCTTTGAATGCTTGCCTCGCTTCTTGCTCTTGCTGACGTGGTTACTTACTACCTGCTTTTTCATCTTTAGGGTCTTTTAGGAACAACAGGGCAAACGCTCCCATCAGGAACGCAGATACCTCCGTAAGCGAAGCCTTCTCAAAAAAGACCAGAACAAAGCAAAGGCCTACGATAAGCAGGCCTAATACTGTTGTCTTTGGGTCTTTCCAAATACGCTCAATCAACATTGCGATTCTTTTCACGAAGCCAATCTCTGCGCCACTTCCACAAGGTGTAAGCAAGTGATGCCAATAGAACCATCAGACCTAACGCCTGATGTGCGTAGCTAACGAGCAATCCTGCTCCTGTCAGCGACCAAGAGGTGATAACGCTATCTGCGGATTCCTTTGTCATCGTTATTCAGTTACAGGCGGAACAGGAGGTTGGCAGTATTCGGGGTTAGCCTTGCAGTATTCTTCTGCGTATGCTTGCTCCCAGCCAGCGAAGACGTGAACGCCACAAGGGTCGGGCCACACCACATACGAAGCGAAGCTCGTAGTAAGGGGCTTGTCGGTCCATAAAATGTCAACGGCATACTTTGGCGAAGCGTTGATGCACTCGCCTTCCTCGTTATGCTCCAAACAAATGTGGCCTAATTCCACAACCGCCACCACTTTGGTAGCGTCCCACGTTGGTTCGCCTTCTTCGGGGGTTACTTGAATCTTGGCCTTTGCCGTAGCCCATTGCGTGGGCGTGAACTCGTACTTGCGGAAAGTCATATTACAAAGTAGTTAATTCTGCCAGTTGGGCGTTTGTTAAACGGGTCTTGAATAGTAGGGCTTGGCTTGTTTTATTTTCTGCGACAAAGGTTCCGTCAAAATTTGTCAACGCTACCTTGCTACAAGCGGGTACTGTTGCCGAAGTGTCGGTTCCAATTAATACCCCATCCATATAAACAGCATAGTTGTTTAATGCGTATGCGAATGCCACCTTATGCCGTCCAGTTGTAATTGAAGCTGAAGCCGTTATAGATGCTTGAGTAGCTGAACCATTCACCACAAACAACTGAAGCTTTGCAGGCGAAAAAGATGCATTATTTAATAATAAACTGAATCTATTGCTTGATGTTCCGTCTGATATATCAATCAAAGCGGGATATTGACTATTGAATCCCGTGTTTGTGCTAATTTCAAACTCAAGAAATACAGTCCCCTCCGTCTGCCCGATAAGCGAGCTTATGCCCGTTTTAGAAGCAGAATCCGCCACACGGGTCACGCTTGTGGATAGGGTGTTGAGGTAGGATGTTGAATAGCTTCCCGCTTCAATCTGCGCCCCAAATAGGAACATATTGGCGTTGGTATCTCCAGCAAAAGAAACGCTAAACGAATTGCTCGTATCATTAAACGCCACCACAATACCAGCGCTTGCGCTGGTAACTGTTGACGCTTGTACAATAGAAACACGATACCATCCGTTGCCGTAGGATTCAATAGAACTTGAGGCAAGGCCGCTTGAGTAAGTTATAGCCCCATTTAAAAGGTCTACGACAACACCACCGCCAGTACCAAAGCCGCCATTTCGGAAACGCACTTGAGCATATCGCCACGAGGTAGAGCCATCGCCCATCTTCAAGAAAACGCTACCCGCATAGGTTGTGCCACTTGTTACGCTTATGGTATTGTAAATGCTATGTTCTGCCGTTGCGGTAGTTTGAATTAACTTGTCAGCACCATCGTACCCAGTCGGGTCTTGCGTTTGGTTAGCCGTTACAGTTGCGTTTAGTTTAGTCCAATCCGCATTGTCAAACTGCTCGGAGTATAGGGCAATGTTGCTCCGCTGCGGCTCAAGCAACAGGCGAGGGCAAGTACTATTCAAGTAGTCCAAACGGGGTAACCCACTAACGGGGCCAACGCTTACTGCGGTCCCCAAAGTAGTAATCGGGTCTGTTGCAATGTCGCCCGTTTCAATTTGGGCCTTCCAAAAATACATAGTTGAGCCGCTTGGAACGCCTCCCGTTGAACCCATAGCATCAGACAAAACAAAGCCTTGCGAACCAGCGGATGTATTTGGCAAATTGGTAGAATACGAGCAGCGATACCATCCGTTGCCTACCGCCTCAATCTTTGAAGTACCACCTACTTGGTTTCCAGTTGTGTTAGTTGATAAATCAAACCAAGCGGCATTTGTTAAACTTGAAAGGTTTACAATTCTAAAAATAGAATAAGTTCCAGCCTTTGCATAGATGCTAAAAGTGTGCGGAACATTTGTAACTGCTACAACTTGAAGTATACCAGAATTTGTGCCGTCAGCAGTAAATGTATCAGCATCCAAAGTCCCGTCTGGGCTTGTTTGGTTGTTTGGCGTTACCAGCGCATTGTTTGTCCAAGATGCGCTACTAAAGTTGTTGCTCTGCAAAACAAGATTCGTCCGCACCTTCTCAATAAGGCCGTTAGAAGCCACTCGGGTGGCATCGCTGGCACGGGTAAAGGTTAAATCCCCTGAACCATCCAAAGGCTTAACGGAGTACACCTTCTGGTCTTTGTAACCGCTTGGAATCATTACCAAGCTGGCATCGTCAAAATAACTCATCAGTTCAAAATAAATAGTTGGTCAATCAAGCATTCTTCTCCCTCCAATGTTGCTCCGTCATCGGTCATACGCTGGATGTAGGTGTCAAAGATGTCGTAGTAGGTATCCTCTCCCAAATCCTCAAGAGCAGCAACCAAGCAGTCGTAGCCCTCTACAACACCACCATCAGCCAATACTCGGTCTGAATAGTATGTTGCAATGTCATTAGCAGGAGCAAAGCAAGGAGGTGCGCTCTCGTTCTGGATGGACAAAGTAGTTTCGTCTACTTGACCAAACCAAGTAGAGCAATACACAACGCCCCATGAAATCAGATTAGCCATTCTTCTCTTTCTCCTTTAAATAACTTTTTAACTTCACTACATTGCTCTTCTTTGGTTCGTACTGCTTTTTAGAGTACCCAGCTTGCGAAGTTTGCGTCCGTATCGGGGAAGACATCAGCATTGTTGTTTTGATAGTATTCAGGGAACGTGGCTTGGTTGTAGCTCATATAGGTGATGAACCTGTCAGTATAATACTGCGCCAAGTCCCTCGCCTTGCCCACCAAGTAGTCTACCTCTACCTTCTCTGCCGTTGTAGAGTTTTCCGAATTGTGCTTGAACACACCCCCGTTGCCGATAGTGTAAGCAGCAAACGGCAAGTATTCTACGAGTGCCCATTGGATTAGCATAGGCTGCAAATAATCCGTTACAAGGGCAAGGTATGGATTTGCCAAAGTGTTAGCAATAATGTCGTTGCTGATTTTATTGTACAAGCGAGTACCTGTATAATTCTGCATATGAATTTCCTGTGCAATCTTAACAAATTGCAGGTACTTGTCTTGGTCTACGTTGCCACCCAATGCGGTCTGCCGCACCAAATCCTCTCGCTTAATCCAAAGTGCTGTCATTTCTATTCTTTATTTAGGTAGGAAACCTTGACGGGGCATATCAACAGGCCGCTTTGCCACATCCTTCGGATTTGTTTCTAAATCTACTCCTGCTCGCTTGGCTTGGTTGACCGACACTTCAGCATTCGGGTTACCCACATCAGGCGTTACGCCTTCGGCCTTTGCCAAGTAGGTCTTGCGCATCCAAAAGTGATGACAACGTGCGCCTCCCTTGTACAACCATATTGAATAGGTTGCTGCTCCTTCAGGGCCGAAGCCTGCGTTCACCGCTTGGCCTCCCATACGCTCAATGTCCTCCTTGCGGTAGACCTTGTTGGCAGACACCATCTTCTTGCAGAACTCACGGCTATTGGCCTTCGTAGCATTCGGGGCGTAAGCATAGCGAACCTTGTATCTGCGGCCTTCTTCCGTTACACCATCTTGCGAGCTTTTAGCGTTGGGGAAGGCTGCGCCTGTTGATGCAAACGCATACTTGCTCAATGCCTGCTCCGCCTCGTAGTCAACAGGTCGCTCGTCAACAAGCTCCCATTCGTCTTCGTTGATGACCTCACCCACTTCTTCCAAAGCAGCAAAGACCTCATCAAACTGCTCGTCACTCGGCTCTTGGCTTGACAACTTAACGCCCGTTTCTTCCTCACGGGTTTCTGCATCCATCGGGGTCACGATGTCTTCGGTGAACTCAAGCGGCTGAAGCGTTTTGAAGTACAGGTTCAGGCGAACATCGTTGTAGTGGAGGATGGTTTCAAACGCATCCAAGAGCAACTCCTGCTTCGGACGGATGACGATGTTGTCCATCAACGTAGAAGCCGTTTTAAGCTCGTCAGCGTTGTTGCCGAGTCCTGTATTATCCTTGATGCCTAAGAGCATCGGAGAAACAATCCTATGGCTTACCATTAGCTTCTGCGTAGCCTCTTGCGACAAGAACTGGTACTGCTCGCTGGCATCGCTCAACTGAACGGGGTCAACCGTAGCAGCCAAGTCCTTGTTGTCGTTGAACGCAAGGATGAACTTACCCGCATTTGAACTGCCGCTGAACTTGTTGGCAATCTGCTGCTCAATCTGCCTGCGCTCCTCCTCACTCGGAACTCCGTTGTTGAAGTTAATGAGCATTGAAGGCGATAGGCCGTTCTGGATGTTGTTGATGTGGTAGTTGGCTACCTCTTCTTCTAATTCAGCATACGGCAGGCCTCCCTGATAATCCACAGGTGAGTAGTAGTAGTATCCTGCTCGGTAGGGCTTGATGTAAAGAATCTCAAGACCTTCCTTGCTTGTACCAAATGCTGGTATACGGATAGGGGTTTCTTTGCGGCTCTTGACATCACTCCAGCTCTTGGCGTAGTAGTAGCCCTCAACCTCGCCCTCCTCGTTGCAGCGTTCTGCACGCAGCGTTTCAATAGGTATATGCTCTACACGGACGATGGTGTTGTGGTCTTGGCTATACACTACCTGAATGGCGCATTGCCCCATCATCACATAGTCAGAAACCAACTTCTTCACGCAGTCTTTGGTGAACAAGCCCTTCATCAAAGCGTACTCACTCGGCTTGCGAGCAGAGTCCGTAGCATCCAACCCCTTGCCGTAGGTCAAGTCCATCAAAGAGTTGAGGATGGCGTTGTTGGTTGGTGAGCCGTTGTAGCGGTCAATGATGTACTGGAAGTAGTTGTTGTCCTCCCCGTACTCTACCCAATCCTTGCCCTGCACTTCCTTGATTACAGGCGTGGTGTAGGAGCTTAAATTGACAACGTGGATTTTAGATGATGATGAAGTCATTGTCGTATGATGTTTCTTCGGTGTACACCCCAGCGTTCACGGTGAACTTGTCGTACTCGGTTTGTGAAGTTACGAATATCCTGTCACGATAGATGAGGTTGCCATCGTATACCACCTTCATTCCGTAGAATCGGTTGTTGACCAATGTGAATGTAGCGGTGAGGTGCATAAAGCCATTGGCCTCCTCAATCGTGGGATTGATTTCAGCCGTTGTGTTGGTGCTTTCGTCTATCAGGTATAGCGTAACACCATCAAGGTCATTTAGAGCGTTCTCCGTGCAGGTAATGCCCTCTAACGTGCCGTCATCAAGCAACACACGCTCAAAGTATAAGTCCAAGTCCTCCTGCGAGTAAACAAACTCACGAGGGATGATTGTAATGGTTTGAGGCGAAGCCGATACTTGTAGAATATGCATCTCAAGTAAATAACCTCGCTGAAAGTTTTTGTAATGAAAAAGGGGGCTTTCGCCCCCTCATCCCTCTCACGTTTAGCCACTCTTGCGAATTGCTAACGCAAATATATTAAATCATTCCTTTCAATTTCAAATGAGAATCTTGCAATTGCTTGTCAGCTTGCTTCATCTCATTAAAAAGTCGTACTACTTCACTATAGTCGGGAACAGCAGTCGGTGCAACACCAAGATCTTTAGCAGCAGATTCTGCATCTTGAATTGTGGATTGGATTCTCTTTAAAAGATCATCATTGCCACGCAACAAACTTTCATTTGAATCAATTTGCTTCTTGTAAACGCCAAGTGCATAAGACATCTCGCTAATAGCATTAGAGGTATTCTTGTTGTTCTTAACGCTATACTCAACGCCATTCTTCAAGAAAATCAAAGCACTTGGCAAATTGACTTTTGCAAGTTCAACCTTGACTACTTCAGAACCACGAACTTCCTCACCAATCTTGGCGATTTTAGAAAAAATGTGTTTCATAAAAATAAAGGTAGGGGGCTTGCGCCCCCCAACCAAATTTAAGAGTTAGTTCCTACTACAATGGTGTCCGTAGCCGAAGCAAGTCCAGCGAACGGATTGTTAAGAACTGCACCGCTGATGAAGTTGGCAGGCAGTTGCTCCTGTGCTTCCATCGTCAAGGTGTAGCCCGACAGGTCACCCATAGCAGCACCCGTGACGATAGTACCGCCAGTAACCTCTGCTCCGTAGTTCTTACCCATCAAGAAGGCATTGCCATTGTAGTCCTCCACAACAACGTAGGGACGTCCGTAGGCCAAGAGCTTCAGCTCCTTGTTGTCTTCTTTGGTGAGTTTGGTCAAGGTCAGGTTCAACGTCTGCGTGAAGAAGGTAGTACCATTCTCACGGCTTGAGTTGAATGCCTGCTCAAAAGATGAGTTGCCCTTTACCACATATTGGTAGGCGGAGAAAGTTCCGCTGATGTCCGTTACCTCGTCATTGGTGAGGGTAACGCTTGAAAAGTCACCGAAGTCAACGAAGTATACGGCACGAATGCCACCTACTACGTCTTTACACGGTACTGCACGTCCTTTTGTTAAATCGCAAGCCATTGTTTGTTGTTTGAATTAAAAAAGGGGGCGGGGCTTTGAAACCACCACCCCCCTATGGTTTATTTAATCGCTCGGATTAAGAGTAGAGAACTACGTCAGAACCGATGCCGTATTGTACACCTGCGAAGAAGCGCAAGATAACACGGATGTTGTCAGAGCCGTCAAGGTCAGCCATATCAAGGACACGAACCTCGTTACGCTCGTTCAGGAGGCCAGTACCGAAGTACAGGTTGCTTGATTGAGCAGCAACCATCTTGTTAGAAGGCAGGCCGTTGACCATAGCAACACGAACACCGTTAAAGAACAGGTCACCTTGTCCGTACCACATGGTACCCTTGTTGTCAACACCATTAGCACCCAAGCCTGAAGCACCGAAGCCACCCAAAGCACGAACGTAGGCTTTAGCAACATTCTGCGGAACGTAGATGGTGAGGTCTTCCTTACCGTACAGGGCAGCAGGAATAGCCGTCATTACCTTATCAAGCTCATCAATAACGTTGGCAGCCGTCACGGTGGTAGCCGTTACGTCAACAACGTCAGAGTCAGCCGTCATCAGGCTCAAGAATCCAGAGAACTCACCTGCTGAAGCAGCGTTACCATTCCAAATGTTCTGCTCAATCTTTTGGGCAGTTTTGGCAGCAACGTGGGCAATCAAGAAGTCAGCAAACGAAGCAGGGATGCTATCGTAGGCAGAGAAGCCCATTTGTCCGCCAATCCAAGAATCGTAGTAGTCCTTCTTGCAGAGTTGCAGGTTAACTTGGAACGGCTCAACCTCAAGAACACGGTCGGTCAGGGTCAGCGTAGACGTAGCGGTAAAGTCGCAAGTTGCGTCTTTTACGATGTCGTCAGTACCTACCTTCTGAAGGGTGGTTTTGAAGTTTACGTTCGGGAGGATTTCAACAAGCCCTTTGTCAAGGGTGTCGGCAGACAACAGAGCAGCACTGATGTACTTGCTCGCAAATTGACCTGCATAGTTGGTAGTGATTGAAGTGGTCGTAGCCATTTTCTGATTTTATTAGTTGTTAAGACGTGCAAGGACTCGGTCAATCGCCTTTGCGGGACGGTTAAATTCTACCTTGTTGACTTGCTTTGTTTCGGGGTTGTGTTTGATGGGCTTGGCAGCAGGTGCGGCAGACAACTCGGCCTTAACCGCAGCCATCTCCTCCTTCTTGGCGTAGCCGCCCATCT